AGCGTCTTGCGGTCTTCCAGCTGGTGGTCACAGACCACCGCGTACGGGACCGGCTCGGTGTCCTCGTTCTCTTCCATGATGCTGCGGATGTTCGCGGCGTGGTCTTCCACCAGCACCTGCGACCGGTGGATCTCACGGGTCAGGTACATCCGGCCGTCAGGGTCGGTGCGCCACCACTGGCAGACGAAGGCGTCGTTGTACCCGAAGTCCACCGTGAGGAACAGGGGCCAGTCCTTCGGCACCGGGAACCAGTCGATGACGTTGACGTCCTCGCGCCAGTCCTCGTAGACCATGCCTTCAGCGGCAGCCCAGATTCCCTTCAGGTACCGCAGCTTCCGCACCCCGGTCAGGGCACCGAGCCGCGCCAGGTACGCGGCCCCGGCCTTCGTCGGCGTGCCGTCCCGCTCGAACAGGTACGGGTTGTCCTCGTGCAGCGAGTGGATATGCCGGGCCCGGCCTTCCTTCGCCATCTGCAACAGGTGGTGGTCCGGGTGGTCCGGGTTGGTGAGCAACACCATCTGCTTGTACGTCGGCGACTTCCCGCGCAGACGCGTGGCCACGACTTCCACCCCGGTCACGGACACCTGGTTGGACTCGTCGATCAGCACGCGGTCAACGTCCATGGACAGGAACTTGCCGGGCCGGTCCATGCCACCGGGGATGATCAGGGACCCGTTGCTGTAGCGGTAGGCGGCAGGCTTCGAACCGCTGCCGCCGAACCACGACACGTGGCCGGACGCCAGTTCCTGTGCGGCCACGAACTGTTCGTACGTGCGCAGCGTGGACGCACCGAGCGACGCGGCAGTCTGGCGCAGCAGCAGCGTGACGAGACCCGGCACCAACAGGCTGGTGGTGTGGATCTTCATCAGAGCGGCCACGCTCTTTCCCGTGCCGGCCGGACCGGACACGAGAACCGTTTCGTCCCGGGCGCGCATCAGTTCGAGCGCGCCGCCGCGCGGCTCGTACGTGGTCACACGAGATCCTTCGGATCCATGCCGATGATCCGGATGGTCGGGACGTCGTCCCCGTCCCCCGCGTCCTTCGCCGGCTTGTCCACGCCGTTCAGCTTCGTGATGTCCGTGACCAGCCGACGCGCTTCGTCCACGGCGCGCAGCTTCACGGCCCGGTCGTCCGAGGGCAGCTCGTTGCCGTCCGCGTCGTACTGGATGGGTGCGTCCGCGTCCAGCATGTCCAGCGTGGACTTCAGCAGGTGTTCCAGCCGCAGGTTAGCCGTGTCCCGCATCTGGTCCGCCGTCTCTTCGGCGCGCAGCGTGGCGTCAGCCATCGCGGCCCCCACGGCGCGCAGCGCGGCAGCGGGCGACGCGTACCCGCATGCGTCCGCGATCTCGGACCAGTGCGCGCCGCGCACCCGCAGCCGGATGGCGCGGTCCAGGTTCTGCTGGTCCAGGACTTCCTGCGCAATGCTCGTCATGGGTCCGTCCCTTCATCGGTGGCGCCACCAGCGTACCGAGCGGCAGACACAGTTCGGCCCCCGTTGGACGTAACGCCAACGGGGGCCGAACTGCGCAACCCACCAACCGAGGGACCACCGGAACCGCAAGGAAGGACGGGACGCGTCCAGGGTACCCGCTCAGAACAGCAGCCGTAGGACGTCCTCGGCGTCGTGTTGCCGGTCGTTCCATCCGGGCACCGAGAGACCAGGGCCGAACTCGTGCGCGATGCGGTCCAGCAGCACCAGAACGGCTTCCTGTTCACCGGCAGGCACGGGCTGATACCACCAGTTGTCACCGCGCGTCGCGGTGCGGATAGCGCCCATGGCGCACATCGCGGTGCCGTTGTCGAACGCGCCAGTGGTCCAGCCGCGCGCCCGGATCAGGTCACCGGCCGCCTTCAGGATCGGGTTGGGGCGGTACGCCTCGGGCTGCTGTGCGGCCCGCTCGTGCTCGCCCAGGATCCCAGCGACCGCCAGGCCGTCAGCTTCCTTCAGCGCGCCGGACAGCGCCGCCTGCGTGTCCTCGGGGATGTCCAGCAGGACGTTCATGGCCGCGTGCGACAGTTCGAGTCGCATTTCGAAGGTGATGGGCGGCAGCGCCTGGAAAGTCTCGGGCGGGGTCGTGGCGGCGATGGCGGCCACAGTCTCTTCGTGCGTCGCAGTTGTCATGTTGCAACTGTACCGCAACACGACGAAGGCCACCAGGGGAACGGGTCCCGGTGGCCTTCGTCGTGCGGGCGATTTCTACCTTACCGGGTGCCAGCAGTTGTCGTCGTCCCGAACCACCAGCCCGTCCACTTCCATCTGATCCAGCCGGCGCTTCACGACGGACTTGCTCGCACCGATCACGCGGGCCAGCTCGGACAGCGTCTTGCACGGGTCGTCTCCCAGGGCCCGGATGATCTGGTCGTCCCGGTCCTCGGCGGACACGCGGTTCCTCGGGCCTTCCAGCAGCGGCAGCGTGATCGTGTCGCCCACGGTCTCGTCCCACGGGTCCGACGCCGTGGTGGCCGCCAGCGCCTTCCCGTCCGCTTCGATCGCCTTGCGGGCGACCACGTCCGCGCTCGACGCGCGCCCGGTCTCGCGGCGCCAGATGGGACGGTCCGGCAGCGCGATGACGTCCGCCGGGGACATGGCCCGCATCTTCATCATCTGCGGGATGGACTTCGAACCGAGGTCCTGGTTCCGGAACAGAGCGAAGCCAGGCATGGGCAGTTCGTTCGCCTTCCACCCCTTCTCGATGGCGTCGTTGCCGAAGACGACCTGCGCGTCCGTGGTGGTGGCGAGCGCCAGGGACAGCCGGTGCACGAGCTGGCCCGCAATCTGCGAGTCCAGGCCGTGTCCGTCACCGGACAGCGCAGGCTTCTGGGTGCACCAGACCAGGATGATCTCGGCCGCCCGGTACTTCCGGGCGATGGTCCGTAGGGACGTCATGATGTCCTGGTAGTCCGAGCGCCCCTCTTCGTCCTTCGGGTACTTCGTCTTGCTGTCGCTGATCAGCTCACCGCCTTCGTCCACGAAGACCGTGATGCGCGGCCGGCTCGGGCTGATGCTGACCACGTCCTGGCCGCGCGGGATGAGCTGCAACCGCGACTCGCCCTCGGCGATCAGCTCATCGCAGAGTTCCCGCATCTCGTCCAGCTCACTGGCGATGCGGGCCCGGTGGTTCCAGGTCTTCGCTTCGATGTACTTCCGGTCGAAGATGACCAGCCGGTGGTCCTCGTACTCGGACGCCTCGGCCATGAGCGGCCGGGCGGACCAGGACTTGCCGGACCCGGTGGTCCCCGCGAACAGGATCCGCTTACCGAGCGGGACCGGGACTGTCTCGCCAGTGATCGTGTTGACCGCCCACGCGTCGCCCGGCTTCCAGCCGGTCATGTCCAGCCCGTCCGCAGAGCTGCGGGTGCGCAGCGTCATCCGGGCGTGACCGCCGGTCTTCCCCTCACGCAGTTCCAGGCGCGTCCCCTCACGCAGCCGCAACGCGGCGCGCAGCTGCGCTTCCTTCTTCCGCAACGCGTCCAGGTCCAGCGTCCCGTTCAGGGTCAGCTTCACCTGGATCCCCGAGTTGGTCAGCGTTGCGGCCCCTGCAACGACGTCGGACAGGCCGCGCGGTTCCGCAACGCCGTGCCACACCTTCGGGTCCAGCCGCTGCAACAGGTCGCGCTCTTCCTGCGACGGCTGCAACGCTTCCAGCACAGGGTCCACGGCGTCGCGCGACACGTGGCGTCCGCCGAGCAACACCGTTGCGATGTTGAGCGCGATCGCTGCAACGCTCGTTCCAGCCGCAACGTCCGATGCGGCGCTGTCCGACACGAGCCACCACAGACCCGTTGCAGCGGTGTGCACCGCGTGGCACCGCACGGCCAGCTGCGGCAGCGTCAGCGGGTAAGCGCGACGCGCCTCAGCGCGTACCGAGGACGCCTCGGCGGCCAGCTGCTTCGTGTCGCGGACCACGATGCGCGCGGCACGGCGCTCGCCGTTGAAGACGTTCCACCACGCCACCTCACCGCGTGCGTTCTCGAACGCCTTGCGGTCGCGGCGCAGGTCGCGCATGGCGTCACGGTGCGCCCTGTTGGCTTCCAGCAGCGCCTTCCGGGCGTCCTCGGTACGGGCCTCGGTACGGGCGTCCGCCACCTCGAACCAGCGCTGTGCGGGCATGGCCAGCGGCTTGCCCGCCAGGTCCAGGCCGCGCGCCAACGTGTCGCCGGCCGAAGCCAGACGGTCCGTCAGCGTCGGTCCCGGGGGCTGCGGTTTCAGCTCTGGGATGAGCGCTGGTGTGTCGAATGCGTCCACGGTCCTGTCCTTCCTGGTGGTTCCGTTTAGGGGTTGCCAGGCGACTGTACCACGGTGTTGCCCCGTTCGCACAGACCAGCAGGTGAGGGGCCGTTCCCGTGGCCGTTCCAACGCCCGTTCCCGATCATGTTCGGGCCCGTTCCTACGTGCGAGAACGACCGATTTATGATCTTTTGCCGGGGGTGGATAGGGGGTCTGCCGTTCCAGCCGTTCCAACCGTCGTACCCGCGTGCACCCGTACGCCTTCCGGGTGCTGCAACTTTCGAACAAAGCAGCAGCCCCCGCCATGTGACGGGGGCTGCTGCTGGGATTCCGCTTAGGTTCAGTCCTCGGGGGTGAGGTGCACGCCGATCAGCGAGAGTCCCCGGTCGTCAGCCATGTCCGCGACGACCCGGTGGGCGTCCTTCTCGGTCTTCGCTTCCACCCTGCCCGTGGCCTTCACGGTCACGTCGGTGTAGGGGACGTTCCCGTGAGCCTTATACGTGAAGCGCGCCATGATGTCCTGCTTCCTTCGTCGCGGTTGCCTACGAGACCGACTCTACACACTCTGGGCCTACAGCACAACACCCCGGCAGGAAGTTCCCGCCGGGGTGTCATCGTGGCTGGTCAGCCCTGGTGCATCGCGTGCGAGCAGCGGCCCCAAGCCGGGTCACAGTCCGGAACGTTGCGCGTCCTGCCGTCCAGGCAGATGTCACACAGCACGTAGTTCGGATTGTCCAGCGCGGCCTGCGTCGGAAAGCCGAAGTCCGGGATCATGCTGCTCGGTGCGGCGGCGCCGCAGTGGCGGTAGGTCTCGCCCCGGCCAAACCAGGTCCAGACGCGACCGTGGTCGTCGGTGATGTCCGGGTGACCGGCTGCCTCGGCCGCGTGCATCTCGGCCTCGGCACGGGTCCAGTTGGTGATGAGTCGCGTAACGGCGTCCATGCTGCCCTGCTTCCTTCGCTGCGGTTGCTTACAAGGAAGACGATACAGGCCGCACCCTGACAGCGCAACACCCCGGCAGAAAGTTCTCTGCCGGGGCGTGCAACGCGGATGAAACGGCTGGTCAGTCCAGG